AATAATATATTTAACAGCAAGGCCAATAGGACCTGTAAGGATAGCAAGAACAGTAGGCCAGTTACTCTTTAGCCATTCCCATACCTGCTTAATCTTGTCCCACAACTTGCCTGCCATTTCCTTGACTGAATCCCAGTTCTTATATAAAAGAACTCCTGCAGCAATAATTGCAAGGATAACTACAAGATATGGAGAATAAACAAGATTTAATAATCCTTGTGCAATTGTAAGTAATCGTGCTGCAACCTGTAAATCTTTAAATACTTGCCATACCATTCCAAGACCAAATAATACTGGACCAAGCACTGCAAGCAATCCACCTACCACAACAACAAATGCTGCAATGCCATCAATAATTTGCTTTTGTCCTGGACTTAGTTTTTCATATGCAGCAACTAATTTATCAAGTATTGGAATTAATGCCTCAGCAATTTTATCTTTAAACTTACCAACATAATAATCAATTTTTTGCCATCCAGTAATATTATCTAATGCTTCTTTTTGTTTCTGGTTAACAATATCTAATAAGAATGCCATCTTTTCTGATGTTGTATTTAATTTATTAAATGCATCTTCTTGTTCTTTAGTTAAGTCAATACCAATCTTCTGAACTTCTTTGGCTGTTAACTTACCATCTTTTAATGCTACCGTCCAAGAATCAATAACTTCTGATACTGGTACACCTTTTAGCAATGCAATAATATTTGAAGCCTCAACAACTTCAGGTACAAACTTATCAAGTCTTGAAGTAAAGGCTGACTTTAATTTAACAAAGTATTGTGCAATATCGCCATCATCTACATAAAACTTACTTGATATTGCATTTACTTTATCAACAATTTTATCAAACTCTGCACCATACAAATCCTGCAAGGCAGCAAAAGATGCTTGTTCCTCATATCCATCTTTAATAATTTGCTTAAACCAGTTAATAGATATCTGAGCACCAAAGATAGAAGCAAGCCCACCAAATCCTGATTTTAATTTGCTTATAGAGCCATTAAGAGAGTTGAGTTGGTTGTTGGTATTCTTTACGCCAGCAACGAGTTGCCTGGTGTCTGCAACAATGTCTACCGTAATTTGGTTAGCCATTTTTCTTATTCAACTCCTTTGTAATGTATTGGACCTCTTCGTTTGTCATCTCCCAGAACTCTGCTGGTGTATATCCTGTCCTTGAACAGAATTTACCCATAGTGTCTAAGAGATGTTCGCTTTTGGGTCGCTTATACCTTCTGCAAGTTTTGTCATTTCTTCAATGCTCATGTTTTCAATCTGGTCCCAGGTCAGAGAAGGATTAGTCTTTCTACCTGTTACAAAAGAAATTGCCATTGATAATTTTACAGTTGGAGAATCCCATTCAGACATTGGAATGCCTGCAAGTCTTTCTACCTCTGCTAACTCTTTCATCTTTAATTGTGATATGTCCATTGTATGCCTCCTAATTGGCTATATATCTTCTTTTAATACTTTCAAGATTAGACGAATACTGTTGTATTACATAATCTCTATTTGTCCATGCTGCCCTGCGTAAAAATGGTTGTGCTTCTATATTTCTTGCAGGCCATCCATATTCAATTACTCCAGCGTATGGAACTCTTGCTCCACCCGCTTTTATTTGGACTCTTTGCACTGCTCTGTTACCTTTAACAGTTGATGCAAGTCGTCCTGTCAATTTGGGAGTAGTGGCAACAGCACTTTGTGCTACCTTGCTACTGATTGCAGCGTTGGCAGTTTTTAAATCATCTACAGCACCTTCGTATTGTTTAAAACTACGAGTAACTTCTCTTAGTCCCTTTACGCTTACTGTAAATTCTGCCATCGCCACTACCTCAAATTAAGCAGTTACCATTGATGGCTTGCCATTGAGAACAATGGAAAGGTCAAAGGCAAAATATTCTCCAGCAGCACCACCAAGAGTAGGCAGAGTTTCTGCATATCCTGTTGCTGTGAAGTGTGGTTGTGTGCTTGATGCTGTTGCGTTACCATGTGGAGCATATGTCAAGGTTACTGTTGCACCTGGATTGTCCCATAGTTTACGCCATAAAGAGTTTGCTGCATAGTCCTGATAACCAACTACCTGGCAACGGAAATCAAGGCTGTCTTCATATGAGCCAAAGCCAAGTTCTCCAACTTCTGAGGTGAAGGTTACATTGTTTACAGCACCCTGGTATTCTGTACCATCAATCTCAAAGATGATGGTCTTTCCCTTTAGTCGTGCCATTATATTCCTCCTTGTGAATACATTTGAATATTTATGTAAGTACTTAAATAACTTGCGCCATTAAGTTCTACGATAAATGGCTTATCTACTTCAACTGTAGCCACACCTTCTACTTGCCAAACAGCCTGGACTATTTCCATTATTGTTTCGTCAAGATTAGATGTTTCTATTTGATTTACCGCAACTTTAACAATTGGTTGAAGTCGCCAATTGCTTGTATAACTTGGGCCAAAGTCAGCCTCGTTAATTCTAAGGAATGCTGTTGCTGCTGTGATTATGATACAACTTGGAACAGGTCGTTCTGGTTCATAAGTATAAATCTGTGGAGTTATACCTGTAAGAACTTCCTTCAAGTCTTCTCTAATCTGTTGCAGCATTATGCGAACCTCACAATGTAGCGGTCAAGGATTGGATATACGCCTACTAATGGGTCACGAGCAATTCTTGCAGGTGCCTGGTCAAAAGTTGCGTACTGTGCAATCCCAAGTGGAGCACTACGACGATGGTACAACTCTGAGCCTACTTCTAAGTAGCATCTTTCTTTAATAGATAATGGCACATTAGCATTGCTACCGCAATATTCATTTACCAATAACTGTGCAGAAATAAGACACTGCTCAATGAAATCATTGTCTTCAGTGCTTGCACCTATATAGTTTCTCAGAGTTGTAACATCCATGATTGACTCCTATTAGTCGTTTGGATTAGCAACCTTAACAAGTGCCTTGGTATCTGGTGCAGAAATTGCAAGATATCCATAGACAGAGAACTTGTTGGTTAGGTTAGTAATCTCTTCGTCATTCAAACGGAATGGTGCACCTGCTGATTCATAGGTTGTCAACGCTGCTGCGTTACCAACATACAATGAACCTGCTGCAAGTGATGGGTCAACAACAATTGGTAGACCAAAGAGTGAGCCTGTTAGGCCTACTGGATTGATTGCACCAAATGTGTTAACTGTTGCACCTGTGTTTGACAACACTGGGCGGTCTGAAGCATCAACAATCTTAGCAAGTGACTTGAATACATCGCTTGATGCAAGGATGAACTGTACTGGAAGACCAGTATCTTCGTTAACCTTCATTGCTGAATCTGCAAGTGCTTCAATGATTGCATCTGCAGCCCATGCTGAAACTGATGCTGTATTGAAGTTACCTGCGTTGGCAACAAGTGCTGCCTTTGCCATGTTGTTTGTCTTCTTTGCGTATGCTGCAACCATAGCACGGAATGCTGTGTCAACATAAGCGATTGAAGAACGCTCAATAACCTGGCGTGACATTTCAGTGTAACCACCAATTGTCTTGATTGGAGCGGTTGCAGATGTAAGAGTAATCTTACCAAAAGCAAGTGTGTCTGCTTCTGCTGCTTGCTCATCTACAGTTGAAGTATCAGTATCAAGTACTGGATATTCAAGTGTCATTCCATCTGCTGGTAGTGTTCCAGTTGAGAAGACAGAATAAGTTGGACGACCCTGATTTAGGATGCGTACGGTGTCTGATACCCACTGATTCTTTAGAATTGAATCTGCAAGTACTCCACCTGTGAAATCACGATGGAGTTTTAGACCCTCATCGTCATTGTTAGCCACAGACTTAACATATTCACCGTATGAGCGGAAAGATACTACTGGCTCAACTGTGTTGTCCTTTTCTGCTGCAAGAAGAGCAACCTTGCGGTCAATCTCTTCAATTGCTGTGCGAACCTCTGCAATGTCTGCGGAGGTATCTGTTGTGTTTTGGATTTCCATAACGGAAGTTTCCTCCTTGTTGTCTCTGACTGCCATTACAGCAGCCTTGTTGTATGCAGGAAACGCTACAAGAGAGACTTCTTTAAGGTCTACCTTCTTGCGAATTATAGTTCTATCCTGCTTCTCATCCTTAAGAGGGATGAACCCTACTGAGAAAGAACGGATTGCTCCATCCTTTACCAATTCTAATGTTTCGTTACCAAGTTGTGTTTCTGATATCTTTGCACGAATATGCAAGCCATCATTTTCTTCACGCATCTCAGTAACTTTGCCAATGATATCGTTGTGGTCACGAAATAGTTTTACATCTGCGTTGATATCAATAGCACCTTTTTCAAAACGCTCTTTGAGTCCGCCACCAATGTCAATTGTGTCGTTATAAGGGACAGCAATGCCACTGACCTCACGCAACTCTATATCAGTGGAGCGTATCTCAAACTGTCTGGTTTCCAGTGTCAT